GCCAGTCCGAGCCGCTCGACGACAAGGTCACGTTTTCCGTTTCTTGCACCCGCGGCGTCCAGTGAAGGAGCATTCCACATGGCAGTGACTCTCGGTCGGGACGGCGGCGCACCAACGGGCGGCAACGGCGCGACTGGCGTTATCGCCGTCACCTGGAACCAAGAGGCGACCGCGATCGACGTGTCGCACCGCGGACTCGTCAATCCCAGCGGCATTTCCTACAAGGCGGCGACCGGCGGATTCATCACGCGAACCGCCGAGATCGAGTGTCTCGACGCCACGGCGGTGATGTCCTCGCTGGCGTCCGCCGGCACCGGCTACATCGTCACCAACGTCTCGGAGAATCGGCCGCTCGACGGGCCGGTCACGTTCACGCTGACGGCGAAGAAGACCTCCTGACCACGAGGGGGCGGCATGGCGATCTCTCTCGGGCGTGACGTTGTCGTGACGTGGGACGGCGTCACCGTTCCCGGCGTCCGCGACGTGCAGGTCAGCGTTACCGGCACCACGCGAGAGATCACGCCCTTTGGCAGCCGGCATACGTTCTCGTACCACACCGGGTACGGAGTGTCGATCAGCATCGACACAATCGACGACGCCGCGGCTACGACCGCTATCGCGGCAGCCATTGCCGGCACTGAGATCGCTGTCGTGCTGGCCGGCTATTCGTTCACGGCGGTCGTCGCCAACGTCAACGACTCGATCCCCCTCGACGACGCTCGGGTGTGGTCGATCCAGATGACGAAGACCCAAACAGGACTACGCACGTGAAAGAGTTCAAGGACAACGAGGGCAGGCCGTGGCACGTGTCGCTGACCGTGTCGTCGGCGAAGAGAGTCAAGGATTCGGTGTTGGTGGTGCTTCCGCCGAAGTCGGCAGACGAGCCGGCCCCGACCGAGGCGGTGCCGTTCGACCTGATCGACGCCGGCGAGATCGCCAGGACGTTTCAGGTCTTGCGGTCAAACTTCTCCGCTCTCGGCGACACGCTGTACGCGATCCTCTTGCCGCAGGTCATTCAAAAGGGGCTGACTCAAGACCAGTTCCTTGACGGGCTGAAGGGCGAGTCGCTCGAGCAGGGAGGGCTGGCAGTCGAGGAGGAGCTAGTCGGTTTTTTCCCCCCGCGCCTCCGCGGCGTGGTGACCTCGCTGTCGGCTCGGATGACGGAGCTGGCCGACGAGGTGACCAAGCAGGCGGAGGCGGCCCTACAGACTCCTGGGCAGTCGTCTGGGAATGTGCCGGCATCACCGGACTCGATCCCGACAACCGCACCCTCCGAGAGTTGATGGCGGCCCGTGATGCTCGGCTTGAATCCGACTGGTGGCACACGGCACAGCAGCTCGCACAGTTCTACAACGCGAATCGGGGCCAGGGTAAGCCGGCAGTCGAGGCCGCGAAGTTCAACCCGTTCACGAAGTCGAAGCCGACACCGAAGAGAGAAGCGACCCAAGCCGACCTCGAAGAACTGTTTGGCCCCGCCGGAGGATGACAGATGTCAGCATCAGCAGTCCGCGGCGGTCAGGTCTACGTCGAGATCGGGGCGAATCCGTCGAAGCTGTTGAACGCCCTGCGGATCGTCAACACGCAGATCGGCAACCTCGGCAGCGGGATGGCGAGCGTCGGCAAGACGATGGCTGTGGCCGGGTCGGCGATTGCCGGGCCGATCATGGCGGCCGGCACCGCGTTCGCCAGCCAGAACGCCGAAGTCCTTCGGGCTCAAGCCTCGCTCGTCTCGCTCGGCGAGGCCGTCGGCAAGGCCGTCGCCCCGGCCGTTGTCGGGGCGTCGAACGCGATCGCCGGCATGGCCGAAGCGGCGGCCCGGTTCGTCCGCGAGAACGAGGAACTCGTCCGCCAGGTGCTCGCCGTCGGCGGGGCTCTTGTCGGCGTCGGTACGCTCCTGTTCACGTTCGGCGAGGGTCTGTCGATCGTCTCCCGTGTGGCCGGGAACATCGGCGGGCCAATTCTCGCGCTGGCGAAGATCGTCAGCACGCTTACCGCCTCGCTTATCACGATCGCCCTAAGTGGCCCGGTGCTGGCGATTGCCGCCGTCCTCGGCGGCATCGCAGTCGCGGCCCGCGTGGCCGGCGTCGATCTGTCGAAGATGGCCGGCTCGCTGCGGGGCTCGTTCGACGGCCCGATCAACGACGCGAAGGCGTTGCTTGCCGACCTCGGCGAGACAACGTCCACGACGATCACCGGCGTCTACAACTCGATCGCGGCCGGGGACATCGCCGGGGCGATCGACATCCTGTGGTCGGGCGTGCAGGCGGCGTGGCTCCGCGGGCAGGCGGCGATCATGGGGGTGATCGATCCGTGGGTGAGCCTGATCCAGAACACCTTCGACGTTCTCGGCACGTACGTCGTGAGCGGGCTCGACTTGCTGTCTACCGATGCCGGGAACGCCGTCCGCAAAGTCTCGTCCGTCGTGATGGGCATCTTCGACGAGTTGGCCAACGGCGTGATGGCGACCTTCGACATGATGATCGGCAACATCCAAAAGGCATGGATTCGGATCACCGGCTTCCTGCAAGGCGCGACCGACACGCAAAGCAAGCTGGACGCCATCGACAAGGAAAACCAGTCGAGGGCCGATCAGCGCGGCAAGGATCGCCCCGGCCTTGCCGCCCGCATGAATGAGGCGATCAGCACCAATGCCACGGAATCGCAGGCGGCGAGCGATCGCAAGTCCGCGGCAATGTCGGACCTTGACCGGCGGATGATGGGCCGCGAGGACGCGAACCGCCAACGTGCCGCCGACCGCATGGCGGCCGTCGAGCAGGCGAAGACGGCTCTCGATCAGAAGGTGGCCCAGACATCCGCCCCGGCGTCGATCTCGGGCGGGTCGGCGGCGAAGAGCAGCACGAGCATCGCCGGCACGTTCTCGGCGTTCGGCGTTGGGCAGATGGCGGGCGGGAACGTGCAGAAGCTCCAGCTCGACGAATCGATCAAGCAGACGAAGTTGCTCGAGAAACTGGCCAGCGGTGAGATCATCGCGTGAGGTGCTGAATGGCTCTGACATGGGTGGAAGACAGCAGCTCGAGGTCGGCAACGATCTTCCGTCTTGGACGGAAGGACGCGAGCACCCGTGCCCGCGTCTTCAACGTCTTCGGCACCACCAACGAAGACGTTCTCCACGCCTCGGCCAATCAAGCGATCTCGACTCAATACCCGTTCTGGCAGTATCCCGGCCAGCCGACGGTCAGACTGCGAGCCGAGTCCTACAGCGTTGAATACCAGGGCGACGACTCCTGGAAGGTCACGATCAACTACGAGAAGATCGGGGCCGACGACGCCACGCAGACGGCACCGCTCAAGCGGGCTCGGTCGTTCGACACGTCGGGCGGCACGCAGCACATCACCAACGCACTTCAGGTGAAGAACTCGACCGGAACGGTGACCGACACTGGCGAGAAGGTGTACGGTCCTTCCGGGCTCGACGACGGCGCGACGATGAAGGGCGCGATCAACGTCGATGACAACGGCGTCAACGGCGTTGACATCGTCGTCCCGTCGTTCCAGTTCCAAGAGTCGTACGACGTGCCTCTGTCGGTCTTGACCGACGCCTACATCCGCAAGCTCGGAGAACTGACGGGCACGGTCAACAACGCAGCGTTCCGCGGGTTCAAGGCCGGCGAGGTGCTGTTCGTCGGGGCCAGCGGGTCGCACGAATGGGACGAGCAGCGTGGCAACGGGCCAGGGGTGATCACGTTCAAGTTTGTGGCTTCCCCGAGCGCCGGCGACGGCAAGACGCTGCTGCCGCTCAAGGTCGGCGACATCAACAACATCGCCAAGGGCGGGCACGAATACCTTTGGGTGCGGTACGCCACCGTCGCCGACACGGCGAAGAGCCAGATCACGCGGCAGCCGATCGCGGTCTACGTCAACCGCGTCTACCAGGATGGCGACTTCTCCCAGCTCAAGATCGGCGTGGCATGAGCGAAAAGGGCAGGCCAGGACGCATCGAGAAGGGACCGATCCGCGGGCAGATCAGCGCCCGTGCGTGGAACCGTGCGCAAGACGCCGCAGACAAGGTGCTAGGCCAGGGCGCTGACGGGGTGGCAGATGGCCCGTCAGCCGGCCCGCCGGCTTACACGGGCATCCTGGCACAGAACTCGACCACCGGCACCGTCAACCGCTGGGGCGTACTCTCCGTCGCCGGCGTGGTCTTCACGCCCTCGGGTGCGACCGGCAACGCCACGCAGCAGTTCCAGGATCAGCCGGTCTTGAGCGGCGGCTTGCCGACTGGCGGCTCGTCGTTCGTGGTCGCCGTCGAGCCGATCGCGGCCGGGAAGATCGGGCGAGTGGCGGTGGCGGGGGTGGTGCAGGCGAAGATCAATATCACCGACGCGAGCCATACGTTTGCCGCCGCCAAAGACGGCGATCTGACGCAGTTGGCGAGTGCCACCAGCGGCGAGGCACAGATTCTTTGGAAGGAGTCTGGAACCGGCACCGGCAAGTGGGCCATCGTGCGGTTCGGCGGGGCGGGCGGGGCGGCCGGCGGAAGCCGGC